TTACCGTTAGTTTGCACTCACCTGGAGTATCTTCTTGCTGATGTCGTTGGCTTCACTCTGCTTGGCAATCAGTGCATCAATGCCAGCAAGCAGTGCATCTGTTTCTGGTGTGGCTGCTTCTTTGGCCATTTTTCCAAACGCTTCAGTTGTGATTATTTTAAAGGCTTCTATAAACTCTGCTCGCATGATATCAAATGCTTCCTTTTGATTCACACCATTATCGGCCACAATATCATTCAGTCGTTGGCCCAATATTTGTCCTACACCTTCTCCGCCTCCCATCAGAGTGCCAATTTTGGCCATTCCAAGATCGTAGTTCATGGCAATGCCTGAATTTATAATTTCTTTCCAGGTAGCTGGATCAGTAATGGTCTGAGTGGCTTTGTCAAACGCCCCCATGCTGGTAGCAATTTCTTTGACTGCATTCAAATCAGTGCTTATGCCACCCATGCTGTAACCAGTATATTCGTTATAACCACCAACTGTTGGGCCGATGCCGCCTTCAGCCATTACATCTTTGAAATCCAGCTTGATCGGGATTGGCTTGGATATGTTCAGTGGAATTTCTTTGCCGTCCATGGGAATCACAGCTTCTGGACCTTTTTCGCCAATCAATGCCAGTGTGGCTTTGTCCACCATGCCTCCGTCGCCAAATGCCGGGATCTGTGCATGGAAGTGTCCACCTGTGGCATTTTTAGTGGCGTTGTTGTATTCATCTATAGCAAGACTGGCCCCTGACTGTTTGAGCCAACTAACAATGCTTGCACCTTCTTCTCGTGTGGGCTTTTTGTTGAGCACAAAGTCCATGGCTTGGCCTTTGGTATGCAAGCTATTTGGACTTTTTTCATTGTGGAATTGATCATTCAATCCTGTAAATGCTGAAAATCCTGGTACGAGACTTTGAACATTTTTGGCCAACTCAATGAGTTTTGGACTTATTGCCGCACCTTCAGCTTGCACATCACGTTTGGGATCAAATTTAAGACCCATGGCCAACAGATCGTTTTCATTGGCACCTTTCATGCCTTGGCCGCTGCCTGGGCTAACCCCTGTACCTCCGCCCATGCCTCCGGCTGGTGGCGCTGCTGGAATCTTTAGTCCAGTGCCTCCGCCCATGCCTGGCGCACCGCCTGCACCAGCAGAACCACTTTGTTCTGATTGTTCTTGCAATTGCTCTAAGTTTGTGCCCAATATCTCAGTGATACTGTCAAGATATTTTTTGTGAAAATCCACAAAATCTTTTGTGCGTTTGGTATCTTGATCAGTGTAACGTTCAATGCGTTGTATGTCTGCCAGTGTCTCACGTTGAGATGTAATTGCGGACTCTGTTGTTTTTTTGGTTTTGTCATTCAGCTCGTCAACAGATCTCAGTATTGCTTGATACGTGCTACCAACGTTTTGTGTAGTTTTTAAATTGTCAGTCAGTTCGCTATTGGTTGTGGTAACAACAGTTACAGAGCTACCCATCACTTCAGATATCATATCAACACTGACTTGTCCTGAAGATACAGAAGAAGCCATGGACTCAAACATCTTGCTTAGTTTGTCATTGTTTATAATTTTTCCTGCTTGTTCAGGAACCATGAGTTCTGGACCACGTTCGCCCACAATGTATGGATTTTTTCTACTGACAGGGCCACCAGCGGCGCGGCCTGGAGGAGTTACTGCTGTACCTAGTGCATCAGCGCCCATACCCAGGACCTTGCCCCCAAAATATCCAAGCCCGGCACCACCCAACCCACCTATTGCAGCACCAATGGCTGTGCCAAGCACTGGCACTATACTACCTAAAGCCGCACCCATGGCTGCGCCTTTGACTCCACCAGCTACTGCACCAACACCAGACCCAACTAATTCACTGCCACCAGATCTGTAAAATCCGCCCATGCCGCCTTTTTGTGTGGCTTCTACTACATCAATACTCTTGTTAACAATATATCCCAGTTTTTCTGCCAAAAAGTTGGTGAGTTTTGTCATTTGGATTATGAATTTTTCCATCAATGGTGCAAGTCTGTCAAATGCTGTGGCAATAGGTGTTGTGGCATTGGCTAGAGCGTTGCTCATTGATATAGCTGTGCCCATCTGGTTAGCTATTGTAGTTTCCAGCATCTCATTGATATTGCGTTGTTTTTCTCTTAGATCCGCCATAGCCTTGGTGTTGGCGTCATTCTGCGAGCCCATTTGTTTCTTTTGTTCTTCTGCAATTAACGCAGCCAGTTCAGAAGTGTCTTTTGTTGTGGCAATACCAATTTTCATTGCCTGCGCATAATCAATGCTGAAATCATTCAACAAGCCCAGCTGAGCTGTAAAGTTCATGTCTTTGCCAAACTGTCCAGCAGCCTGACCTAACTGTTTGAACGTTTGATATTCGTCAATTTGGCCATTTGCCAATTGATCAGTCACTTCCAACAGTTTGCCTTGTGTGCCAATCAGACCTTTAACTGCTGCATCACTTGTGAGCACACCTGAACTGGCATCTCTGAATGCTTGTCCTAACTCTGGTGCTTGTTTGCTGATAAGAATGTTGGCTCTTTCCATTTTATCAGCAGCAGCAATTTGTTTAGCATCTCCAGACGATCGCATGGCATCTAGTTTGGCCCGGAAACGCTGCTCGCTTCTAGCAGCTTCCATTTGCTTTTCCATCTCCTCACGTTGCATGCCTGTGAGCTTGCTGAGACCGTCCATCTCAACTAGATATTTTCTAGCACCATTGGCTAGTTCTGTCGTGCTTTTGTTTTGACTTTGCCCTATTTGAGTTTGCAATCTCAAATAGCCAGCAGTACCTGCAATTTGATCTTCAAGACTGATACCCGCGCCTTCTAGGCTGGCACGGAACGGTTTCATTGACGCACCAATATTGGCAAATGCCTGGCGTCCTTCAAATGCTGTGCCCTTGAACAAGGCCAATTCTGCGCTGTTGGCTGCTACTGCATTGGTGTATACACCCAGCTCTTTCATGCTCAGGCCAAGCTTCTTGGCGTCGCGGAATATGCCCATCATGCCATCTGAACCGGCCAGGCCAGCTTTGGCCATTTTGCTATTGGCTGCAAACAAATTGTCGGCCATGTCGTTGGCCGCTTGAGTCATCTTAATACTGGCGCCAATTGCGGCTGTGCCCAGGCCAATTAGAGCTTTGATTAAGAATCCGCCAGGAACCAAGAAAGTCAACGCAGCACCAGCTGCGGTAACTGCCTTGCTCATGCTGTCAAGGGAACTATTAAATGCCGCGGCGCCTTTTTGGCCATCGTACATGGCTTTGCCGGCTGCTAGACCTGCACCTGCTAGGTTTCCTAGCGCACCTGCTGTTAACGCACTGGCTTTGTCAAGTTCTTTTGCTCGTCGAAAACTTCCCGCTGCCAGTGCTGCTTGAGTATCTTCAGTAACTCGCCCAAAATTTCTAAGGTCGTCAGAAACTCGTGCTATGACTTCAGCCATTTCTTGTGATGCTTGATTTACGTCCGCCATTGAAAAACACCTATAAGTAGAAGTATATTTATGGGTACACTATGAACCAAAATCACAATCCACTTAGACAATTTTTTAGACAACCAGCAATTTACTTGCGGTTGCCCAGCGAGGGCAAATACTGGCCAGAAGGCAGCTTAGACGTGCCTCAAAACGGTGAGCTGCCTGTTTATCCCATGACAGCCATTGACGAAATTACCTATCGCACGCCAGATGCGCTGTTTAGCGGGCAAGCTGTGGTCAATGTAATACACAGTTGTGTGCCGTCAATTAAGAATGCCTGGCATGCTCCTGTGGCAGATTTGAATTCTATCCTGGTTGCCATTCGTATTGCCAGTTACGGACATGAGCTTGAAATTGAAACCACTTGTCCTGCTTGCAAACACATTGAAAGTTTTGCGTTAGACTTGCGCAATGCGCTGGATCAGTTGACCATGCCTGACTTTTCTGCCACAGTGACTTATGGAGATTTGGAAATTTATTTTCATCCAATGAGTTACGAAAAGCAAAATGAAATCAATCTTGAGCAGTTTGAAAATCAACGCATGATGCGCAACATCAGCATGGATACTGTACTTACTGAAGACGAAAAGTTACAAAAACTAGCCGAAGTGATGAAAATACTGACTCAGCTGACCATGCGAGCTCTCAAGTACTCAATTTCAGCAATTCGTACACCACAGGCTGTTGTGTCTGAAACAGAACACATTGATGAATTTTTGCAAAACTGCGATCGTCAAATTTTTGTTGCTGTTAGAGATCATGCAGTTGACTTGCGCAATCGTACAGAACTCAAACCTGTGCATCTCACCTGCAGCGAATGCAGTCACGAGCATGATCAAGCACTGAATTTGGATCTTACAAATTTTTTCGAAGCCGCCTCCTGATCCTCCCAGTAGAGGAAATTGGCGAGTACATTGAAAGCCTTGATCAGGAGGCTAACGCAATTAGATCAAACAGTCTCAGATTGGCTTGGCTAATGCGCGGTGGTCTCACTTACGATCAGGTGTTGGCACTAAGCTACACTGAAAGAAAAATGATCAGTAAGATAGCCGAAGAAAACATGGAAACTACCAACAAAACTAAACTGCCGTATTTCTAATGGACTTAGATACAGTTAAACAAGATATTGAAAACTGGATTGTGAACTTTGTGGAAGTTCCACATCCTGCTCTTGGAGGCTGGGCACCTTGTCCATACGCACGGTCAGCAAGACTGAAAAAAAGCTACGATGTACATGTTGGTGTGGATCCTTATTTTGATCTCAAAAATCGAGCACGATGGGGCATGAACAATCGTGAAGTCATTATCTATGCGTACGATCCTGTGGAATGGCCGTATGAATTGTTCAGTGACAGTTTGAAAAATGCCAACCGTGAACATTTGTTACGCAACGATATCCTTGCACTAGAAGACCATCCCTCAGATGTAGAAATGGTCAACGGCGTGTGTATGAATCAAGGCAAGTATGCTCTAGCTCTAGTGCAAAGTCTCAGCGACCTAAACAACAAAGCCAAAACAATGGCCGAGAAGGGATTCTATCACAACTGGCCAGAAGAATATCTTGCGGGACTGTTTGAACATCGCAAGGATCCGCGATGAGTTATCAGTTTGCACGAATTGATCTCAGCCAGACCAACTACACACCAAATGTAAAGTGGGAGTACTTGCGTGAACCCAACATCAAACAGCTAAACTCTATCTACAGAGACTACTGCAAGTACAAACACTTTGCAAGTGTAATGCCCATATTTGACAGCAGATACACAGATCCAATGACTGATGTGATTGGATATTACGATCATGACCGATTGGTTGCATTCTCGTTGATCAAACGCTATAATGATCATAACGCACTGTGCGATCAATTTGCATGGAACTACAACAATCCTAAGTTGAGATTAGGAATAGAAACAATGAAAGCAGAGTGTGCTATCTACAAGGCTCGAGGATTCCAATACTTGTATCTTGAGCAAGCACACTTATACAAATCCGATATGGACGGATTTGAAATATTAGGACCACTGGAGTAACTATGGATTTATATACAATTTGGGCAGACAAAGAAGGCGACATTTCAGACTTAGACTGGGTCAACGGAATGAAAAGTTTCTTTGATCATTTGATCTCTGAAGACAAGATGGTAGACTATCGTATCACAAGATGCAAGATGGGATTCCGTTCAATTGCAGACATGCCAGAGTGGATGATCATCATGGAGTTTCGTGACATGGGCCAAATGGACAGTGCTTTTAGACGAGTAGCACCACTTGAGGGCGAGCTCGAAGTCAAGCACAAGTCATTCAATCAATTTGTTGGCGGTAATATTCAACATGCCTTGTTTAGAGACTGGCCAGACACATTTGTATGAACATCCTCGATCACGTACCTGTAGTACCTGATTGGCCCAAACCAGGTATTAACTTCTTTGACATAACTGGCATTCTTGCTGCACCAGAAGCATTTGATTACTGCTGTGGATGGTTAAAGCATCAAGCACATTGGTATAATGCTTCCAGTCTTGTGGCTGTAGAAAGCCGCGGCTTTGTTTTTGCGGCACCTGTAGCAAGACAGTTAGGACTTCCACTGATACTGGTACGTAAACGTGGCAAACTGCCCGGCATCACAATACAACACAGCTATCAAACTGAATACAGCACTGATACCATTGAAATGCACCCACACGCTCCAGTAGGCACACATCCATTGATTGTGGATGACTTGTTGGCTACCGGCGGCACCATAATGGCCACAGCAAATCTAATTCGCAGCCATTGGACTGACACTAAAATTTCTGCCGCTGTGATCATAAACTTGCAGAACTTACCTGGAGGTATAGCATTGACTCAACACAATATTATGTGGGAAGGCATGGTCAATGTTAATGAATGACATTGTTTTAATTGCTATTCAAGCAGAAGCACCTGATCTCAGCCACATGATGAACTTGTTTTATACAGGCGTGGGCAAAGTAAATGCTGCCATGACTGCTGCGGAAGTCATCACAAAGTATCGTCCACGACGTATCATTAACTTTGGCACAGCTGGTGGCATAACAGTTGCACCAGGATTCTATCAATGCACTCAATTTGTGCAAAGAGACATGACCTGTGAGGCATTAGGATGTGTACCAGGACAAACACCTTTTGAAACTAGCACACACATTGGCAACTCTACTGGCTTAACTTGCAGTACTGGCGATAACTTTGTGATGAATCCAGTACTGGAAATACCAGCAGATGTAGTAGACATGGAAGCCTATGCCATTGCCAAAGCATGTGAGAAATACGGAGTTGAGTTTGTGTGTTGGAAATATATTAGTGATCAAGCCAATCAAAACGCACACAATGATTGGAAACAACAAGTGTCTCAAGGACAATCACACTATGTTAACAAACTCAAAGAGTTGAACTTATTATAAGACTTGCTACGCAAGTCTGTTGTTTTCGCTATCGCTCAACAACTAATTGTTTTCTTGACTTAGTATCATCTAGATACTGTGGTCATAATTCACCGTATGCACGGTGAATTGAATGCATCATCTGAGTGACCGCAGTCATCTATTCTAAAGAGATTGTGTTTGCACACACGGAGGCGGTTGACCGGTACCCCCTACTCTAGCTTCACATATCAACGGAACCCTAGTAATCCAGAATAGATCTAAATCCTACGAGCATGGGTTGCTTTTTCACAGAGCCCAAACCATTTGCTGCCTTAAGTTAACAGTTGCCTTTGACGCCCAAGTCTGGACCGGGTATTGCACCGTTCCTCAATGGGGCTGAGCCAAACACTCAGCACAGAGTCGTGATTAAAGTTTGTTGATGATGTGCGAGCCATGCACACGAACTTGAATATGGCCGTTATAATAATCTTGTGATTCTAATACTTTTCTTGTGAACTGTTCTCTTGCTTCAAGGTACGAACATTCTGATTTTGATTTACAATAGTAAAGTATTTCTCTGGTAAAGTTTTCGGTGCCTAGGGTGATTACGTCTGCGGTTAATTCTGGGCTTGACCCATAGTACTCTCTCCAATCTGAATCGATCTTTGATCGTATCTTCTTCCGCTTCTTGTTGCCGTTCTTTTGTGTTACAGTTTTATAAGTTGTCTTGCTAAATTTTGCTAATTTTTTGCCTATGTACTTGCGTCCAGATAGATTATTTGTGATTAGATAAACAAAACCTACACATTCTTCGGGCAGAGTCTCAACTGGGGTGTCTTGATGTAGCCATGTCATGTGCGTTTAGTGGGTTTGCCTTTCGTGTTATAGTTATGATTTGTGATCAAAGTTTACGTAAAAAGTTGCCTCTTCTATCACTGTGTTTGGATCAACAGAGATAGCGTATGTTATAAAATTGCTAATATCTTTTAAGTTAATGCCGTTTCCTGTCCAGTTAGGGCGACTACGGCTGAGTTGTGTGTCAAAGCGATCGGGTGTGATCAGCGTGGTTCTGAACTGCACTAGATTTTGTTTGAATGACTGGGTGCCTTGCCTGCTGGCATGTGCCAGTGCTGCCTTGGCTACACGATAAGTTTCAAATCTAGGTTCAGGTGCAACAACATTCTTTTCGCCTACTGATCCTATGTTAAAGATCCAGCCAGACTTGCCGGCAGTTTTCCAGGCATCATACACAGCAAAATACATTTGCGCTTGTCCAAAATTGGCCCACGTCTCATGTGGCGGACCATCAAACGCATTGTTTACAAAAATATCATAGTGTACGCTTGACGCAGCAATTTCGTGTGTGTTGAGATTGATATCAAGTCCATTTGTACGACTTATGCTGTTACCGCCAAATACATCCACTAGATGTTGTCCCAGTCCTCGGTTACCGCCTGTTACTAACATTTTCATCTTTTGCTTCCTCCTTGATCCCAAACTTTTGTAAATTTTTCACCGCATGTCATAGCACATTCAAACAATCGATCATGAGTAAACGATTCAACTAAATCACTCCACATGGGATTTTCAAAAACCCCTTCAAGACTATTGTTATGAATGTTGAGATTATCTAATCCGTAACACGACAAAAAGTCTCGTACTTGATTGCGACCACGGGGCTGACTTAGTGCATTTGCTCCTGGCATTGATCCATCACGAAATCTTGCATCATACAAATTGTGATTGAAAAAGTTGCATGGTAATACAACACCTTCGGCATTGATAGCTACTTTGCGTCCTTGCAAGGCATCACATTTGATAGTAGTAGTAGCAAAGTAGTTCTGTTGCTTTTTTAACTCAGGCAAAAATGTCATACTGCGATTCTTGTACTGTGTATCACTGGGTGGTTCAAGTACATAGTCACCTTTGGCCACTGGCCACACAGGCATTTCTTCTAGGGTGGCGTGATTTAAAAATCTACCAGTGTTTCGAATTAGTATGTTAAAAAATTTCATATCGCTGGCCAGTTGTTTGGCCTGTTCAACTTGGTGCTGGTTGTGTTTGAATACAATATAGTTCCACTGTGCTCTCCCGCCAGCATTTATAAACGCAGCGGCGTTTTCAATAACTTTGTTGTATTTTACATTTTTTCTATACAAATGTAAAGTATCTTCTAGTCCGTCAATACCAAAGTCGATTTGTCCGTAGCCGTTCATAATACCAGCAACTTCTGCCCAGTAATCAGGATCGTGTACTCCACCATTGGTATGAAAGTATAACCAAAGTGTGGGGGCTTTCTTTCTAAAGTCACGTAGTATGTCTAAAAAGTCTGGATGCATGATGGGATCGCCATAACTGCCGCAAAAGAATACTTGACGTAACCTACTGCACAATTCTTCAGAGAACGCACGGTCAATTACTCCACGTGATAAGTGTGTTAACGGCATGTAAGGATTGATACCATGTCCGTTGAGGTTGCGAGGACACTGGGGACAGGCAGCATTACAATAGCTGGTGATCTCTATCTGATACTCGTCGATAGTTTTATAATCAAACATTTATTTTAAAAAAGTCCAAAGTGTCTTTGAGTATGTTATTACCACTGCGATCCAGTGTTTGTTCTGGACTCACACCTGCAGGATTGATTGTTTTAATAATCCAGTTCAATACTGGCGCATCAAAATTCAAAGTCCATGTACCGTTGTTGCCCAACCAATGACATGGCGTAATGTACTCCAAACTGTAATCTGGGTACCAACGTCCTTGATGCGTTAGCATGCAATGTTCGTGATGATCCAAATCTACTCCGTCAACCACAATAGATTTTAATTCAATATGACGATCATGTTCGGCATTCTGGTGTTCCCAGGCATGCTTACCAAAGTGTTCTATAGCTAATGTGTGAGCACCTGGCACTAACTCTGTGGTCACAGCAATTTGTTTTTTCACTGTGTCTTGATACAAGCATTGTTGATCAATAAAGATTTTGACTGTAGGGATACCAAAGTAATCATCGTAATCAAACTCAAACAAAAATTCAGACATTGGCCAACTCCGTGAGATACCGATCCTTGATAATACTCAAGTGATCGTCGCCTTTCCAGATGGTATATCCCAAATCTTCGGCCAACTTGTGCAGTTCAATGCGTCGACGCACACGTTCTGCATAGTCAAGTTCGGGTGTTGTGGTACAAATCCAATTGATACCTTTAGCTGTGTCGCCCTTGATTGGAACAATGTTAAATTTTGCAGGATTATCAAACATAGGTGTCCCTTGTTCTACTGTCAATCCTGTGCCCAAGTTGCATCCAATGATAGTTCCTAGTGCAACATATTTCTGCCAGCGTCGTAGCAAATTCTTGGTCTCTTCAAAGTCGGCCTGTGTTTCATTTGGGAACCCTACTAGCAACAACAAGAAGAATTTCATTTTGTACTTGCTAAACTGCTGTATGTTAAACTCAAGATCTGCGTTTGAAAATCCCTTGTTCATGATGTTCCGTAAACGTTCGCTACCAGTCTCAACACCAGTCTCAAACATTTCTCCGCCAGCACGACTTAGCAGTTCAAAATTATGCTCTTTGAATTGGATTTCACTTCGCACAATCCAATAACCACTGAATGTAAAGAATCTGTCAGGTAAATTGTTTTGTTGATAAAACTCAATGATGCAGTTCAAAAATAGTTTAAAATCTTTGACGCTGCCGTTCATCAACGCATCGTTGAAATAAAAGTTACGCACACCATACTGTTGGTAATAGCCAATCATTTCATCGGCTAGTATCTTTCCGTTTTTGTATCTATATCCTCCGGCATGTGTGGGGATGTCACAAAACGCACAGCTTCTAACACATCCACGACTGCTTTCGATTGGCAATACTCCGCCAGGGTAGGCAGTTACATATCGTTCTATTGCAAAGTCACTATAATCTGCGATGTTGTTAATGTCAAGATCAACATCATTGACCAATACATCACTGTCTAGTCCAGGTACATTGCTACCAGTTAAAAACTTGTAAAAACTGTTTTCAGCTTCTCCAGCAATCCAATGATCAATTAGTCCTTGATTTTTTAACTTGTGTGCAAAATGCATCTTGGTACTGAAGCTGCCGTTTTGTTCATTGATAAGACCTTGACCGCCTACAATGATTGTGCCTGTAAAATTTTTACGCAACAATGGAAAAAAGTCAAGACAAAATCGTTGACTTTCCCAACTGAATACACTTACTGCAATGATCTTGCAATCAAACACCATTAATTTTTCAACCCATGCTTGCAACCAACTAGAGTAAGTTGTTTTCTCCTCAGGCAACAGATTTTTGTTCCATTGTATCCAATATTGATCAATGACATTGGCAGTTGACGGATTAGAAGATTTAAAATTTTGATAAAAGTCCAAATTAATATCAAAAACTTTTGAAGTGACGCCTGCACGATTGCAAATTGATTTGAGTATGCCACAGGCACTTTGAGGACGAGTAGCACTCAAACGTGGTATACTCAAAATCAAAACATCAGTCATGCCACTTCTATATCTGTGTTGTAGCTGGTAAAGCCATTTTCTTTGATCACTTTGAGAATGTTTTCAACCCTACTGGTAAGTTCATCTCTATGACTAACCAGCCAGATTGACTTGTGGCGTTCGCGACTCATCTTCTTCAACAGGCCTAGTGCATTTTCTACACCTTGAGTATCTAATCCGTTGTCAATCATCTCGTCAATAAACAACAAGTTGATGGGCGAGTACAAACTTTCCCAAACATCACGGAATGCCCAGCTCATGCTGAGAATAAGTCGATTTCGTTCGCCACGACTCAAATTGTCAAAGTCCAGTTCACGACCCAGTTCTTCAATACTTACACTTAGATCGTTCATGAACTTTACTGTGTGTGGCAGTCCAATCCTATCCAAGTAGTGTGTGAGGCGACTGTTGAGATAACTCAAGTTCTGGTCAATAATTTTCTTACGCACAAATGAATCTTTTGATGTCAGCAGTTTGAGCAAGAAGTCTTGGTGATCTTGCACTCTTGTGAGTTCGTTCAAGTGATCGTAACTTACAACCTGCAGGGCCTGCTGTTGCATTTCGGTAATTTGCTCTGTATAAGGATCAGACTCTTGTGCTTTGCTATTAATCTGTGTCAGCAATGTGTTCATGCGACTGCGATGATCAATTGCCTGTGTTTCAGTATCATAATGTGTGACAGGTTGTGCGCCAACTTCTACGGGTGTGTGTTCTGCCAGTTGTTCAGCATAGGGATCTGTTTCTGCACGTTTGGCATCAATCTTGTGCTGAATATTTTCCAGTTCACTAGAATGTCGAATTGCTTCTGTTTCTGTTTGGTAGTGTGTGGTAGGCTTGATGCCCAACTCGCCCAATGCACTGAGCGCACTGGTATTTTCCATCCACTGAGTGCTGGTACTCAACGCTTGTAGTGCTGCCTCTTGCAAGGCAGTTTCTTTTGCTGCCAATACTGTTTCGTGATTGGCATCGTGAAAGTCTTGTCCACACGCATAGCACTTGTGATCTTTTAATTCTTCAATTTCGGCTCGGAGTTTATCAATAACCTTTTGTTCTTTGGCTTCGTCTGCCACACATCTAGCAATGTATTTTTCAAGGTCCACAATGTCTTTGGCTTGCTGGGTATAAGCAGCCAAGTCTGCATGTGCCTGAAGTTCTGTTGCAATATTAATGTGGCTGAGTTTGTTGTGGGTCGATTCTAACTCACTGATGTCTCGGTCTTGTTTTTGTCGCCAAGCAGTCTGTCGACTCACAAGAGCAGTATATGCATCTTGTTGTTGTTTTCTTGCAGACCACACAGCTAGATCTTTGTGAGCCAGCAGTTCTAGTTCAATATCAATTTTTGTTAGATCGTCGTATTGACCAACAAGATAAGCCAAGTCACTGTCATACTTCTTTTGCCAAAGCACTTGTCTACGCTTTAGACTTTCAATCTGTTCTTCAATGCGCTTGTTGGCTTCTTGCACAGCACGAATTCTAAACTCTTCTGATTGAATAGTATCTTTGGTCTGCCGATTGAGTTCTTTGATCTTGTCAGCTCGTTCACTCAACAGGGTAATGCCCAACAACTGCTCAATGATAGTGCGCTGGTCGTTGGCTTTCAAACTTAAGAACGGTTCTGTGTAGGTGTTCAGCGCCAGCACATGTTTGAACATGTCATGGCTCATGCCGATAATGCGCTCTACAGCGTCTTGTGTTTCTCTCGAATCCCCCTGTGCTTCGTCCTCTGCGGCCTTGTGTTCATTGTTCACATAGAACTTGAGCACGTTGGGTTTGCGTCCACGCTCAATTTTATAGTCTGTGCCGTTGATGTGGAAGTCTAGACTGACCAACATGCCTTTGGCATTGGTCTTGTTCACTAGGTTATCTTTGCGTATGTTTGACAGTGCTTGTCCGTACAGGGCATAACTTAGTGCATTGATGATTGTGGTCTTGCCGGTACCGTTGCGCGATCCATCACCGCCTAGATCCAAGTTTTCTCCCAGCACCAATGTAAGGTCGTTGCGGTTAAAGTCAATGGCCTGTGTGGCTGCACCCACACTCATAAAGTTTTTAACAGTAAGATTGCGTATTTGGATCATAAGTTTTGATAAATCTTCAACAGTAACTTGTTATCGTAAAATTCTGACTCGATGTTTGTGAGTTGGTCTGTGACAATTTGATCTACTGACTCAAACTTGATTTCGCCGGGGGCCATGTCTGTATCTACATCCGAGTTCTTGTTTGGTATCAAACTCATCTCACGCAAGTCGTAGTCTCGGATGAATGTTTCTTTGATAAAGTTGGCTTCTTCGTATGAGATCTCAATGTCTAGTCCAACACGCACATGCATCTTGGGCTTAAGAAGCGATGGAGCGTTATCAATAAGATTTGCAAGTCCGTATACTCTATACGTCGGTTGAGCAGGCCAAGCATGAAACTTAGGCGCTGCTCCCCATTCCAGTACAGTAAGTCCTCGTTCGTCGTCACTAGCATCTGCATAATTGTGAGGGAACGCATTACCGATGTAGGTAATGTTCTTTTTGGTCTGTCGCTTGTGAAAGTGTCCGGTGAATACATGTTCAAAATTCTCAAAGTCTTCTCTGCGTACTTCTCCGTGATCGGGCATCTCTACCATGGCGTTCATCAAGTAGCCCGGCAGTTCAAAGTGTCCAAACATGTACTTGCCCGTTAGTTTGGGTATCCTTTTATGATCGTCACCGCACAGCCAAGGGGCAATAACAACATCACCACTATGGAACCAATCGTTACATATAGTAACATTTGGGAGATGTCGTGCCCATTCCACGCTTTGTATATCACGTTTATCCCGATAATACAAATCGTGATTACCAGGAATAAAATAAACATGTTCAAAATTGGCATTTAGATGTTCCAGTGATCGAAGGCTGTAGTTGAGTGTAACAATGTTTAGGCTGGCACGGTTGTTGTGCCAGTCGCCTAGGAACATGGCAGTTTCACAGCCTTCCTCTTTGGCCTTGGCAGTGGCCCATTTTACAAAGGCCAAACAATCTTCATTGTGCAGTGTGGAATTGGATTTGAGCCCAAAGTGTATGTCAGTGAAGATTGCGGCTTTGCGGAATAGATTAGTCATCCTGCTAGTATACTACTCATCCAAGCTAGATACAACCGGTCCGGACATGGCTGCCATGCCAGCTTTGCCGGAGTTCTGTCTAGTCCACGATGGGTTCAAACCGTTCATCTCCAAGATGTCATCTCGAATGTTCTGGTTCTTTTTCTCGATGTTAAGAATCCGTGTAAAACTATTAGTGATCGCAGCGGTATAGTAAGCAAAGGGATTTTGCGATTTTGATTCGTCAAATTGAAGACCAATTTGACTAAGTTGAAGTAGAGCTTGTCCACGCATTTCCTCGTTGTAGGTGTAGCCACGCCAGTTGGAACGTGTGGCATAGCGTTCGCACAGTTTCATAAACATCATGGCCAGCTTGCGAGTCATGTTGCCGTGATCTTTGGAAAACTCACCGGTGACCAAATCGCCCTTCCAGTGACTCTTGCCCACTAAAAACAGCGTTTTTTGTTCGTCAAGCCTGTAGTGAAAAAACGGGGGAAAGTTCACACGCACATGTGTGGGATTGAGTACAGGTTCGTCTATCAAATCTGCCAATGGATCTTCAGACACATCATCTAAATCAAGTATGTCTTCCAGTTTCTTTTTCTTGGCAGCAGCCTTGGTAACTTTTTTGGGTGCCATGGGTATGTGTTCCCAGCAGGTGATTCTAAACACAAGATCAGTGTTGGGAATCTTCTTTTGATCAATCACTTCACCAGTTTCGCGTTTGATACGATCTGCTCGATTTCTTCGAGCTTCAACAATGGTACGCTGATTGATTTTGTCTAGACTGGGCAAAATTATGTCGTATTGATGATCGGTTGCTGGATCACGGTAACAACAGTAGGTGTTCTTGCTGAAATGTATTTCTTTCAAAATATCACGGTTGTTTA